ATTATGAAAGTAGAAGAAATAAAATTAGCGTTTGAAACGAATGTGCAATTTGCAATTTCAGAAGATTTAAAGGTATTCGGTGGCGGAGTTAAAAACAGAACGGCTGCTTTACAAAAACTAATCACGGCTTATGAAAATGCCTATGTTCAGATGAAAAATGCAAGTTCGGAAGTAATTAAAAACAATCCAATTTTAGGAAAAGTTTTAGTAAATGCAGAAAACGGAGCGAAAGACTTAGGCGTTGCCGTCGGTTCCATTCCCGGATACAATGATGCTTTACAATCTTGGAAGGAAGCCGAAACTGCTATTGCTAAATATAATTCGTTTTAATGAAAACCTACGAAGCGAAATATGACCCATTAAAAAATAAAGGAGTTTACGGAATTTCTTTAGTTGAAAATCCAGCAATGGAGGGTTTGTTTATTGCGTTGTCGAAACAAGAAATACAATTAAAAGAAGTTGACAAAGAGCAACGCATTTTGATGGGGTTAGTTTTAGAACCTAATAAACCAATTTATAGAAATCAAAACGGAGAGGAGTTTAATATTGTTTTTAACGAGGAAACTATCAAAGATTTGTCTTATGGTTTCTTTAAAAACAACAGCCATTCAAATTCGACAATCGAACACGACATTGACCAAAATATTAAAGGCGTTACATTTACTGAAAGCTGGATAGTTGAAAATCCGACAAACGATAAAAGCAATAACTTTGGTTTTAGTTATCCAAAAGGCAGCTGGGTTGCAGTTATGAAAGTCGATAGTGACGAGGTTTGGAACGACTATGTAAAGACAGGGAAAGTACAGGGATTTTCAATCGATGCAATGTTGTCACTTGAAGAGGTTAAATTGTCTAAAAACCAAACGACAAGCGGTTTAGATATTTGGTTTAAAGATTCAATGATAACTAAAGGATGCAACGTTCAAACATTAGACGGTAAAGATTTACCCGACGGAAAATATGAGTTAATGACAAATATTGAAATCGAGGTTAAAGATGGGGAAGTATTAAATTTAACAGAAATAAAAATGAGTAAAACAGAAAGTTTTTTGGAAAGAATTCTTTTAGCACTAACTCCAAAGCAATCCGAGATAAAACTTGGTTCAATGATGCTTGCAGATGGAAGTGTAAAAATTGAATACGAAGGCGAAGAAATGAAAGCGGGTGACGCTATTTGGGTAACCGCTGACGATGGAACAAAAGTACCCGTACCAGTTGGAGAGCATCCAATGGAAGACGGAAGTATTTGCATTGTGGAAGTTGAAGGAATCTGTAAGGAAATGAAACCAGCAGAAGCACCAGCAGAAGAAACTGCACCAGTTGATGCAGCAGCTCCAGAAGGAGACGGTAAAGTTTCAAATGATGCTAAAATTGCAAGCGAAATCGAAAGCGCAATCAAATCAATTTTGATTAAATACGAAGCTCACGAAGCGGCTCTTACGGAATTGAAATCAATGATTACAGAACTCGGAAAACAACCAGCAAGCAAACCGATTCAAGGTACACCAGTACAGGTTGACTTTTCAAAAATGACACCAAAAGAAAGAATTTTAAACACAATTAACAAACACAAAAATTAGATATGGCAACTACAGTAACAGTTACTTCTAACTACGCAGGCAAAGAAGCTGGCGAAATAGTTGGGCAAGCATTTAAGGAAGCGGACACAATAGCAAAAGGAATCGTGACCGTATTTCCAAACGTAAACTTTAAACTTAATCTTCGTAAAATTGCCCTTACAGGTGGTAAAAGAGAATACACTTGCGGACACGTTCCGGCGGGTGCAATCACTTTAAGCGAAAAAGTTTTAGAGCCTAAAAAATTCAAAGACGATTTCGAAATTTGTAAAGAAGATTTTAGAGCACAATGGAGTGAAGATACAATGGGAGCGTCAGCACACAATGACAATGCACCAAAAGACATTATGGATGCAATCCTTGTTGAGAAATTAGGACAAACAGCAGAGGAATTGGATGACAACATTTGGAATGGTGACGGAACAAACGCAGATGAGTTTGACGGTTTCTTGAAATTGTTTTTAGCAGATGCAACCGTTATCGATGTTGATTTAGACACCGTAACTGAAGCAAACGTAGAAGCTCAAATAAAAGCAGCTATCAATGCTATTCCAATCGATACAAGAAGAAAAGGATTGAAAGTTTGCGTATCTCCTGACGTAGCGCAATATTATAATTTTTGGTTAATTTCAAAAGGAATTGCCAATGGTTTGGGTGGTGATGCTAATACAACTTTGAAATTTGGTAAATACGAAATTTTAGAAGTAAACGGATTGCCAGCAAGCACAGTTGTAATCGCAGAACCTAAAAACTTAATCTTCGCTACTGGTTTGTTAGCAGACCACAACGAAGTTAGATTGGTTGACCAAGACGATACATTATTGAACGGTAAAATCATTGGTACAATGGTTTACAATGCTGGAGTACAATATTACAACGGTGCTGAAATCGTTTGGGCTAGACCAATCGCATAGTTAAATTAGAAACAAAGGGGAGTTAGTTCTCCCCTTAAAATAACACATATATAATTATGGCTTGTGATTTAACATCAGGAAGGACTAAGGCATGTAAGCAGTCTTTAGGAGGTGTTTCTACTTTGTATCTTTTTAATTTCGTTGAAAATCCGTTTACGGTGGCTGCAGGAATTGCAACAGCAATTAACCCGTTGCTTACTGATGTTTTTGAATACGAATTGGAAGGGGATGGTAATAACATTTCAGAAAGCCAAGTTCCTGACAGAAATACAGGGACAACGGTAAACACTCAAACGAGTACTTTTGTTTTGAAGAAAGTTGATGCAACAACATCAGCTCAAATGAATTTACTTGCTTATGGTTTTCCTATGGCAGTTGTAAAAGACAGAAACGGAATTTATCACGCAATCGGAATTGATGACGGCATTGATTTTACAGTAGTACAATCTACTGGAGGAGCAAAAACAGAATTGAATGGATATACTTTAACAGGCGTATCTACGACAGGAAGTTTATCACCTAAATTAGATCCCGCAACAGTAGCAGCATTTTTGGCTTTGGTTTAGATATTTTTAGGATTAGTTAATTAAACCGAATATAACAATATTCGGTTTTTTTTGTTTAATAGTATGATACATTTATTACCATCAAATACAACACACGAATTTACTTTTATTCCTCGGTTTATACCGAGTGGAGAATTAATTTTGGAATTGTACAACGAAGCTACACAACAATTTCAAACAATAGACAACTTGTATGTTTATGCGAATGGATTAGCTACAATGACATTTGACTTAAATGTATTTGAAAAAGATAAATTTCAGTTAAAAATATCACAAGGCACGGATGTTATTTATAGAGACAAAATATTTGTAACATCACAAAATACGCAGGAATTCAAAGCAACAAAAGACCATTACTATTATGAGTAACGATATAAGATTATTGCAATTAAGCAACTATGTAAGACCTAAATTGCAGGAAAACAAAGCAAAGAATTGGGTTTTAAACGGAAAGAACAATGAATTTTATCAATACATAATTGATAGATTTAATGGCTCGCCAACAAACGCTGCAATTGTAGATAGTTATTATAATTTGATTTATGGCAATGGTTTACGTTGCAGAAACAATAACACAAATGCTTGGATTAATTTTTTATCAATTTTAAGACCTAAAGAAGTACGTAAAATAGTTTCAGACTTTGAGTTATTTGGCGAGGCTTCTTTTCAAGTTATAAAATCAAAAGACAAAAAAAATTTAGCATCAATTTATCACATACCAAAACAACAAGTCGTGCCGTCTTTGGAAAATGAAGACGGTGTAATTGAGGGTTATTGGCATTCAAAAGATTGGTGTAATACAACAAAAAACGTTCCTGTATTTTATCCATCGTTCGGAACTTCAAACGAGAATATAGAAATCTATTGCATCAAACCATATAAAGCAGGAAAAAACTATTTTAGTGACCCTGATTATTTAAGCGCACTTCCTTATGCCGAAATGGAAGAAAAGCTTGCAAACTTTTATATCAATTCAATTAAAAAAGGATTAAGTGCAGGTTATATTATAAATGTTCCAGATGGTGGAACAATGACACCCGAGGAAAAAGACGTATTCGAGCAAAAAATAAAAGCAAAATTGACAGGTTCGCCAAACGCAATGAGTTTTGTTTTGTCTTTTAACGGGCGTGATGCGGAAATCACAATCATTCCTTTTCCTGTAAACGATGCTCAACACAAACAATGGGAATATCTTACTGGAGAAAGTAGACAGCAAATAATGACAGGGCACAAAGTCGTTTCTCCCAAATTATTTGGCATTATGTCAGACGGTGGTTTTGGAAACAATGCCAACGAACTTGACGAAGCCGAAGCTCAATTAATGAAGAGAGTTATACAACCAAAGCAAACGCCAATAATTGAAGCTTTT